CGTGGCGGTGGTCGGGTATCCGGCAAACCGCATATTGCTCCTGCGGAAGAAAACGGTGTACAGTTGCTGGAGCATTTGATCGAGACCTGCAAATAAAAGTCAAGCCACAATTCAGTGAATTTACAGACAATTCACAAGATAAAAAATGGCATGACAAAAAGGCCGCTTCCAACTTGAAAAAAAGAAGCAGCCTGATGAAAAGATGCGTAGAAACGTTACGTCGCATTCAAAATCTGATTCACTTTGGCATAGTATATTCGCAGGAATTTGTTTGCAGCAGCGATTCTGTAGGAATAATAATGCTTTCCTTCAGAGCGTTTCTTGATGATGAACTGATACACCGGTTCATTTTCCGGTTTGCTCAGGATAAATATTTCGGTTATTTGAAAGAGAACTTTTCTGAGAGCTGCAGAACCACGTTTGGAAATATGCCTGGAGGATACATCAAGCTGTCCCGACTGATACGGCGGAGCATCAAGTCCTGCAAAAGCTGTAATTGCTCTTCTGTTTCTGAACCGTCTGGTGTCGCCGATCTCAGCGATGAGCTGAGGACCATACACTTTTCCGACACCAAACATGGACATAACGGTATCGTATTCAGGCAGCGAAGAAGCAATTCTATTCATCTCCGTTCGGATAGAAAAAGCAGTTTCCAGTATTGTGTTCAGTTGGGAAACAACTTGTGTCACAATCAATTTTACACTCTCGTTTAGCGGAAGAACAGCAATGACTGATTTTGCATAAGAATGGATTTTTTCCGCTTTGGATTCTGAATATCGGTATTTGTTTCTGCTGCACCAGCTTTTGTATTTCGCTTTGAAAGCGGACAGGTACAGCTTAGCAACACAGTCTTTATGCGGAAAAGCATGCAGAAAATCCACCCATTTTTCATGACCGTCTGATTGTCTTTCCAGAGAAGTAAAGAGTCGGTTGATACCTGGAAATACAGAATCAGTCAAAGAAATCAGATTGTTTTTCATCATGGTCTGTATCTTGATGGATTGATTGTACTGTCTGTTCAGCAGCTTTAAGATTTTCCGCTGTTCATCGGCAGGAACATATTCATCAAGTTCTGTCCAGCGGTCGAGTGCATAGGAAGCAAGCTTCAAAGCATCTTTCTTGTCTGTCTTGACCTTTCTCAAAGAGTTTCCGCCATAGTCATGAACTAAGAGTGCATTGACTACGGAAACAAAGATACCGTTGTTATGGAGAAACTGTGCTATGGGTTCAAAATATGTACCGGTGTACTCCATAACAACCTTGGATTCTCCCGGCAGTGATCGGATAAGCTTAACAAGCCGTTTAAGGTCATTGTCGTTATGAATCACATCAAAAGGGGAAGCCACCACCTCTCCGAATGGTCTGAGCACCGCAACCGTGCTTTTGCCTTTGGAAACATCGATACCAACTGCGTTCATAAAATATCACTCCTGTTTGGATTTGTAATCGGAAACCACGCTTTTTCTCATTCCCTATTCAATCTGTTGGGTGACACGAACGCACCGATCTGGCGGCTCAACCTGCAAAAACGAACACTACAATGAAAGCATGGATGACAGTCTCGATCACGGGCGCTTTGTCCCAAGGAGGACATCCGTCATTCCAATCACTGCTTTCATTGTAGCTCAAAAATGAGTGCGTGTAAACCATAGCTGGTTTGCTGTGGATTTACCGACTATACTTATTGTAACAGGGGGCGTTGTCATGACCTACGAACAGATCGCAGAGATGATGGAGGAAATGGGACTGCCTTTCGCCTACCATCATTTTGCCGAGGGCGAAAGCCCTGCACCGCCTTTTCTGCTGTTCTTATCTCCCGGAGAGAATACGTTTTCGGCAGATAATTTGGCATATTTCAGTTGCAAACAACTGGACATTGAATTGTACACAGACAAAAAGCAGCCGGAATTGGAAGAACAGGTGGAGACAGTGCTTTCCCAGCATGAGATTTATTACACAAAAACAGAAACATTCATTGATTCGGAAGAATTGTATGAAGTACTCTATGAGATGGATGCCTGAGTTCGAGGCAGGATGCTGCACGAGGACGAATGGTATGCCGACATTAGATTTTAGGAGGTTGGTATATTTATGGCAAACAAAAAGAATAAGGTCAAGTTTGGTTTGACCAATGTACACTACGCTAAAATCAAGGACTGGGTAACCGATGCCAGCGGAGCCAATTTGACACCAGTCTATGTGGATCCGGTGCGTCTGCCGGGTGCGGTTTCCATTTCCATTGATGCAAACGGCGAAAACGAAAATTTTTATGCCGACGACATCGTATACTACGTAATTTCCAACAATTCTGGCTATGAAGGTGATTTGGAAATCGCCCTGATTCCCACAGATTTCTCTACAGATATTCTGGGAGAAATCTTGGACAGCAACGGCGTTCTGGTGGAACGAAATGATGATGAAGTATCGCAGTTTGCATTGCTGTTTGAATTCACCGGAGATAAGCGGAAAATTCGTCATGTTCTCTATTGCTGTTCCGCCTCCCGTCCGGCAACAGAGGGACAGACTACCGAGGACAGCAAGGAAGTAAAGACTGAAACTATCTCCATCAAGGCTTCAGCACTGCCCAACGGTCTGGTAAAGGCAAAGACCTGTGAATCCACAGATGCTTCTACTTATGATGGCTGGTACAAGAACGTATACACACCGGCAGCCGGAACGGCTTCCAAGACCACTGTAAAAGCGTAAGGGGGTGGCAGTATGGCAATTCAGAAGAACATCACCATTGACGGTATTGATGTGCCGTTTAAGGCGAGTGCAGCAGTTCCCAGATTGTATCGTCTGAAATTTCGCAGAGATATTTATCAGGACTTTGCAGCACTGCAAAAGTCTGTGGGAGAAAAAACAGAGGAATCCTCTGCACTGGACATTGAAAGCCTTGAAGTATTTGAGAATATCGCCTACATCATGGCAAAACACGCCGATGCAGCCATTCCGGCTTCTCCGGATGAATGGCTGGAACAGTTCAACACGTTCAGCATCTATGAGATCTTGCCGCAGCTGATCGACCTCTGGGGTTTAAACGTAGAAACACAGGTCAAGTCTAAAAAAAACATCGCCCGATTGACCGACCGATGACCACACCGCTGTTTTTGTTGCGGTGCGTTCAGCTTGGTTTGTCAATGGGCGATTTGGATTTTTTGACCATTGGTCTGGTGAATGATATGTTCACCGAACGGGAGAATGACGAGTGTCATTATGATGTGCTGGCAGATCAGAGGGATTTTGATGCGTTTTGATTACAAGTCATTTTCCTGTATTCTTTTTTGAGCAATGCCGTATACTTCTTCATCGGCTCTGGCACCAATTACAATAATCAGCATCTTATCATTTTGCTTGACAGCTTTGTATACGACTCTAAGACCTGCACTTTTCAGTTTGACTTTCAGAAAGCCAGTTAGATCATTGCCGTTTTTGTTTCCAAGCGGTTTCCCATATCCGCCTTCATAAACGGAAAGCGGATTTTGTTTCACTTTCTTGATTGCTTTTAAGACCAGTATTCTTTGACTTCCGTCAAGCGATTTTAAATCACTTTCGGCTTCCGGCAGATATTCTACTTCCCAATTCATTCAAATTCTACCTCATCAAAGTCGGATAAATCATCGTCTGTGATTCCGAGGTCTTTCATAACTTGTTCTTCCGGAATCGTTTCTTCCGGATTGCATTTTTCCATTCGTTTTACAGCCAGAGTGAGCAAGCGAGCATCATTCACTTCATCCATCAGGCTGACATATTCATCCGGAGAAAGAAGTACACATTCCGGTGCATTGTTTTTCATAACAACTTTTGCACCGCTGTTTTTGACATCCTGAAAAATTTTTCCTGCAAGTCCACGATTGAACTGCGAAATAGAAATGGTATTTTGAATTGCTGCAATAATATTCATACGCTACACCTCCACTTATAGTATACGTCATTTTTGCATAAATGTCAATAGATTTGCTGATAAAAAAGCTGATAATTTTTTAGAACTGAGGTGATTACATGGCAAACCGCATCAAGGGCATCACCGTAGAAATCGGCGGCGATACCACCAAGCTGTCCAAGGCACTGGAAGGTGTCAATAAAGACATCAAAGGCACGCAGACACAGCTGAAAGATGTCCAGAAGCTGCTGAAACTCGATCCTTCCAACACGGAACTGCTCTCGCAGAAGCATAAGCTGCTGGCGGATGCGGTATCTGCCACCAAAGAAAAGCTGGAAGTACTGAAAACCGCTGCAGAACAGGCAAATACGGCTCTTGCAAACGGCGAAATTTCCCAGCAGCAGTATGATGCTCTACAGCGTGAAATCATCGAAACCGAAAACGAACTGAAACGCCTGACCACAGAAGCAAACAATTCTCACACCGCCTTGGAAAAGATGGGTGTTCTGGGAGAAACACTGCAGTCCGCCGGGGACAAAATTTCCGGTGTGGGACAAAAGCTGCTGCCTGTCACAGCTGGTGTCACGGCTCTGGGAACGATTGCCGTGAAAACTGGTGCGGATTTCGATTCCGCCATGTCAAAGGTGGCAGCGG